AGAATGACACATTGGACTCCAGGTTGAAAATGCTCCAATGATTTCTCCATTCTTCATGATGACATGAGTCGGATTATAAGCGAAATGTCTTTTATCATTATAAGCTTCTTCATGAACCTTTTGCAATAATTCATTACTATCTATAGGTATAACAATTATATCAGTTATCATTTGTTTCGTAATCAAGTTCAAGAGCCAATATATTCATGGGTAAAGGATCTGTCTGCTGTAAAAGAAACTGACCTTCTGTGAAACCCTGACTTGAAGGTACGAGTTCCTGACTTTCAGAAGACAGATGAGGTGCTTCACCATACTGATTAGCAACTGTCCTGGTAACGAGTTCTGTAAGGTCATCATCAGTAAAATCAGACGTAAAGACTGCAAACTTGAAGTTTGGAGTTTTATAAGTTTTAGCCCAGACTCTATGTATTCTCTTTTTATTACCTATTCTAACACGTCCATCTGGACCCATTGATATGGGTAAGGTGATTAGTTTAGACGTATATTCCTTACCAGCAATAGCTCTAGTTGAATATGAACTGCCAATAGGAACAACTTTATTGGAAGTAACAGTTTGTGAATCAACAACAGAACCATCTACAAGAATTGAAACTTCTTCACCTTGTAAATGATCTAGATTATTAATAGATCTTTTATGAAAAGTATGAGTTGCACTCCCAGCATCAGTAAAATCTACAGTTGTTCCAGATGCACTTACAGTTGCTATAGTTATTGCATCTGGGCTTTCAACTGTTTTAACATAATAATCTGTATTTGCAGTTAAAGGTGAAGGTAGTGTGTTAGTCGAAGAAACTCTTATTACATCTCCAACTTCAAGTCCATGTCCGGCACTAAGATCAACTTGATGATCAGTAGCATAACCAGTAGTTTCAAAAGTTCCAGATCCAGTAGTATCTTCAGCAAATCCATCAAATACTTTGATTCAGTAATAGCTTCATTTGAAATCCAGTTTTCCATCATCTCTACTGTTTCTACAATACGTTCTGAACCTGCTGTCCAAGTATGGACTCCAGATCCAGCATTAGTATAAGCTATTGCTGTACCTCCTGAAATAGTTGCTAACTTAAAATTATCTGTTGTTTTATCACGAACATAATAATTCGTATCAACACTCAATCCTGTAGGTAATGTTCCAGCAGAAGATACCTGGACAACATCACCATCAACCAATAAATGAGAATTTGATGTAAGTAATAACCCAGAACTACTAGATGCTGTAAAAACAGCAGAATCAGCAACAGTAATAGTTCTTCTGACAAGCATCCATATCTGATCATGCGTAGTAGTTGGGATAACACACATATCCAGTACTACAGCATGTTCTGCATCATCTGTGAGATGACCTGAAGGATCTCCTCCTCTAGTTTCAGAATAAGTATAATTACCACCTATAAGATGCTTGTGCCATGCTATTGTACCATCTTGAGGTATATATGTCAGACCAACAACAGATCCATCTCCCATTCTAAACCATGTTACCCAGTTTGGAATATCTCCTTCAGTAATCTGTTTAGCTTTCTGATTAAGAATATCATTGGCTCTTATTGTTAAATCTATGGATTTTGCCTGAGCTTCAACATCTCCAAATGTAACAAGTCTGACCTTTTTACCAGTACCCTGTATATATAAGGCATTATTATCATAACCTGTTGCATTTACACCAGTTTGCGCTGGTTGAGTTCCTTCACGTTTAATAGTGAAGTTAAAAGGACTCATTGTAAGATCTTGCTCAGATCCATATATCGCATACACACCACCTGTCGTTCCTGCTAAAAGTTTTTCCTGAGCAAGAAACCACTGTATTTCATCTATTGTTCCTGAATCAAAAGTGAATGTCATACCATTTGTAGCAAGAATCTGATCACCTATAATGGCGGCACCTGTAGGAGATGTCTCGCCTGTAGCAGATCCTAATGTTTCAGATGGACGAAATCCGATAAAGTCACCAGTTTCAGAAAGCCAGATGGTTTGTGGACTTGAATCATTTCTTCCAAATGCCATACGTTGCTGAAATATGGTTACATGATGAGGATAATTCCCTTTATAGAACGCACCGAGTTTCCATGAAGTTATATCTGATAAATCTCCTGTTACCGGACAATCTACTTTTAAGGTTAAAGTAGCTGTTTGAGTATATGCTGAACCACTAACAGACAATGTCCCCCAGACCCAATAAACCTGATCCTGTTTTAATAGACTTATCCTGAACAATCTACCATTATCATTAGGGTGAAACATAGCTACAGTACTACCAGACAGATCTTTAGCTGTTAATGTTAATTCTGAACCTGATGCATAATATTGGGCAAAAATTTCGTGATCTTTTTCTCCATTAGCATCTGCTGTAAAGATTATAGGCCCTTTATCAGAACCATCCGAAACTCTAAAAGTATTGGCAGTTGGATCTCTAACATACCAATCAGAACCATCATGAGGTTCATACGAAGTATTAGAATTGCCACCTGACAATGTTATCTTCATACCATCCTGAAGGCCATGATTCTTAACCTGAAAATAGGATAGTAATGCAAGATTTCCTGTAGCTCCATTATACATTGCATTCTGTGCTTTTTTCTGGGTGGCTCCGCCAAAATTAGGGTTTAGAAATGCAAGGCCATTTGTAGATGAATGAGCAGTTATAGGAGTTCCTCCACTTACAGTTATAGTTGTTCCAGTAGATCCGGTATTTCCATCTTCCTGCTGATCAAGATAAGGCCCATCCTGTATATCCAGTATTTCTAATGTCCAGATAAATCCATCACCAGTTCTCCATGTTGCATCTGTTGTGCCTATGGTTCTCGATAACTTGTAAGGATGTACATCAGGATTTGAAAAGAAAAGTATATCGGCAGATTGTATGAATTGTAGATTCCCAAGCTTAGTTGCTGAATTATAAGGACTTCCTGTTAATCTTAAATGATCATGATCACCACCAGAAATACTTTCTCCTGCCAATACAGCATTTGATTTATAAAATTTGATATAACCTAAATCTAAACTAACTCCTGAACCTACACTATGATATGTAATAAGACCTTGAACAACTTCTCCATCAGTTCCTCCCATAGATGCTGAAACTTTAAAAGTTGTTGCATCTACATATTTAACATGATAATCAGTTTCAGCAGTAATATTCCCAGGCATTGTGGTTGTTGCTGAAAATTGAATTATATCTCCTTCAAGCAACCCATGATTAGTTGCAGTTTGGAACCTAAGATCACCACTATCATTATCTATCGAGACAGGGAGATTTCTATGCCCAAACTCCAGAACATAGTTATTAGCACTCTCATGGCCGAATACAAAAGGAATGAGTCTTACTTTATTAGATTCATTTCCCAATATATCATTATGATCACTACGTGCTACAAACTTGGTTCCAGGTCTTCGGGTAAGACTACCAGTAGGTCGTACTACGAGATTCTGTATCGTAGCAGAAGAGGAGAAATATAATTCGTCAGATGCATAGCCATGCCTTTCTTCTGCAATCTGACCCCCAAACCAGTTAGTTTGAGTAAGTGTGGATTGAGCCATTACTCAACGCCACCTGATGTAGAAGCAGAGAATGGTTTAAAGTAGCCACCTGTTGAATATTGTGTTCTAGCATTAAGCCATTCATTGGATTCAATAACTTTAGCCGTCCCTTCCTGTGCATTAATACTACGTGCTTCGGATAAAAGAGCAGAATATTTGGCAAGCATGAGATCTCTTAGTTCAGATCTACCTGTAAGATCCATCGCTATTTCACTAGCAAGTGCCAAACCTATAGCCTGAACCAAAAGGGGATCAAATAAATCTATACCAGAATTAGCTACATCGTGATTTGTCCCGCCAATGTATTTTCTGATATAGCGAATATTTGCTGAAGATGCATCTGTGACAAGTGCCAGTTTATCAGTTCCACCTTCATCAACAACTTCAATCCTCCATGCATAATCATAATCTTCTTCCTCTTTCAATGAAACTACACGAAGGGCATCAGAAGGGAGAACATAAGCATAATCATATAAATAGACTGGTGTAAGATCATATTTAGCTAAAGTTGCTCTTTTCGTCATACAATTCCAGGGATGTGATCTCAATACCTGATTGACCACATCGCTGAATCTGTTACTGCAAGAAGTAGCTTGTGCAGTTTTATCAGAA